AATACAGAATACTCTACTCGCCATCTTTTTTATCTCTTGTCACTAAATTAGTAGGTTTATCTATTGGTAAACCTGATCTATCAAACCATCTTTCATCTGCGTGATAAACAAAACCTAAAGTTCCATCATCTAATTTAATTGATCTCTTATCTATTTTACTATTATACTTTGATCCATCTTTTTGTATCATATACACGTCACCAAATATACGACCGTAAATCCTATCTATATATTTAAAGGTACCGTCTTCTTGTTGTATTTTATTTGTTTCAGGTACTATTGGTTTTACATTTTCAAAATCTACTGTATCATCACTCATTTACAAAAATCTCTTTCATAATTAATTTACATTCAGTCGCATTAAAGTTAATAAATGGTTTTACTCTGGTAACCTTAGATGCGATTTCAGGCCATACAAACTTTTCTTTAATTTCCACATTCCAATTTTTAACAAACGATAAGAAGTGGTCAAACACGACTGCGGTTTGTATCGCCAATTTTTTTTGGATAAGTAATCGTAAAAGTCTAGGATGCTGACCATCACCACTGCGTAAACCATCATCAAAAGAAATCCCACGAGCAGTAAAGTCATTACGCACCAATATGCAATCGTTTCTAAAATGATAGGTAAATGCTTCTTTACGTTTTCGATAATCCAAATAAACATTTCTACCATCATTTTCCAAAAGATTACCAACCCATCTCTTGCTATCTGCAAGAAAGTTAGCAACAAAGAAATCAAGTATATTATCTTTTCCATATTTTGTACTCAACTTGTGAAAAAAGTATCTATCTTTTCTTTTTGTAAAACTATCAAGTGTTGCATTTACTTTTCCACCGTACTTTATATAGTCATATGTTTTTGTTGTAAAGTGTAACTTAACACCCAAGTATACTTTATAAACGTCAAATCCACCATACATAAATTAGATAGGCAATACTCCACATCTTGGTATTTTTAGCATTCTTAAATTAGATGCTTCTACCTGTATTTTTTCTTTTAATGATTTTGAAATTAATGGTGATACTGTTGATGTGTCTATATCATTTTCTTCACAATATAAAACAACAGCATCCATATAGGATATTCTTTTTTCTTTTACTATACTCTCAATTTTTAAACTAAATTCTTTACTATTCATTTTCACACCCCTTTCGGTGGTATGGTGGTTACTTACGCTAGCGTTCACCACCATTGTTATAACATTTATAATATAACATATTTGACTTAATTTGTCAATGTTATTGTGGTGTTGTTAAATCAAATGTATGATACATTATACATCTTTCAATACCACTTGGCACGTCTATCGTTACAGCAGATTGTGTACCATCAGCAGTTATATAGTATGTTATCATAAAAACGGGTTGTCCGCCTTCTACCATACCTTCTCTACCTAATGATATACTTACTGGTTTAAAGTTATAATGTTTAAGATAGTTTTCTATCTTTTCTGGTGTTGAACACAAAGCTGGTATTTGTTGAAAGTAATAATCGCCATAGTCATCTGCGTGATCAGCATAAACATTAAAACTAAAGATTGATAGGAATAATCCTATTATTATTTTTTTCATAGCCCTCTCTTTTATCCGATAAAACGTGGGCCACCTTTTTAATCTTCTTGCTTGATTTTATCTTTATTTATTTCTTCATAATATTTATAAAATGCTTGAATTGATTCTTCAAGTTTCGCCATATAGTCTTTACGTTCTCTAACATATGAAGCAACAGTTCCATCTTCGGCAGCAAGTAATATTACAATTTGTTCAACAGGCTTACCAAATAGTTCTTCATACATTATAGAGTAAGCAGTTGTTTGTAAAAAGTAATTCTCAATCCAATCTTCTTGTCGTTCTTTGTTTGCTGTTTTAAAATCAATAACGGATAGTTTACCATTATATTCAGCAATACAATCTACTTGACCAGCGATTGTTAATTTTTTACTGTATAAGATTGTTTCTAAACAATGAATATTGTCAATCTGATCTACATAAGGTCTTAATAGTTTAAATAACCCTAATGGCAATACGCCACGTTCACTAGGTGTCTGACCTTTTAAATATTGTTCTACTAATGTGTGAGTTGCTTTACCTCTACGAGCAGCTCTATTCATTTCCCAATTGGCAACATTCTCACCAATACTATCTCGCCATTTTTGGAGTTCTTCTTTTTTACGAATACCTAATACTGTTGTAACTGATGGATAACCTTTTCCGTCTATATCATAGAAACGAAAACCATCAACTTTTTTACCTTTTGTGACTGGTAATTTAGACTTGTCTAGTTCTACAAAATTAAATTCTTTTTTAGCCATAATATTTCACTTTCATTTATTGTATCATTATAATATATCATATTTTTATCAAACTGTCAAGTCTAAATTGAACGATAATCTAGCATATGATCTGCTATTTTATCAGGCGACTTTAATAATTCCGCCCTATCTTCCTTTCACTGTGGATTATAAGGTTCGTACTTGGTCTTACCAGCAGTGTCCCTATATGCCCTCAGAATTTGTTTTCTATTATCACCATCTGCTTTGTATGAGCAGTGTACCCAACCGCTATTGGGTTCATCTAAATTATGAAATTCCAAAATCATTTGGTCAAACTCACAGTTATCAGCAATCCACTTACATAATTCAGCATTACTAACTCCAAATATTTCAAAGTCAGCTGCTTCACCCTTCGCATGCTGTGAATTGACACTAGAACCTATTTTTAAACATAGTTCTGGACTACGGTAACCACTCGATATAGTTACTACTTTACCATAATGATCTCTTACTTTTTGTAAAACGTTTTCACATAAAGCTTTTAAATTATTCATATGGTCTTCACTTGGATTGTTGTTAATACCCATACGAACCGCCGTTTGACTGGCGATCATTTCTTTTAGTGAAAAATTATTGCTTAGTTTCATTTAACTTTTCCTTTGCCTTTAATTTTAGTTTCTTTAACTCTCTGAGTTGATACCAAGTAGTTGATGTTCTATCATTACGTCTTTTGTCTTCAGTTTCGTTTACTTGTTTTTTTAGTTCTTTATGATATTGTTTAACGTTCAAGTTCATAATTATCCTCTCGTTAGTTTTAGTAACTTTTCTATTTGAGCTTTTATGATTGGACCTCTATTAGGCCAATGAATATATGGCTCATCGGATTTGGAAAGATTGTACAAAAACGGTAGTACAATCTTTTCAATATCCTTAAATCTTTGAATTACTTGTTCATCAGAAATCTCCTTTGTTATAGTTTCTTTTTCGGAGACAATCTGCATGATCTCATTCATCATAGATTTAATATCTGATACATCTGATTTTACTTTTGATAGTTCTATATTTGAATTTTCTATGACACTAGGGTCAATTGTTGGTTGTGTTTCTTCTTTTGGTATGTTTGATACAGGCGTGATACCCCAATCTTCATTGAGATCAAACCCACGCATATAATCTGGTAAATCGTCAGCCATTATTTTTTACCTCTTAATCTTTTTTTATGTTTTGCTAATACGTTTTCTGTTTGAGATTGTTTGATAGACTTCTTTCCGTATTGTTTAGCTAATGCACTATTTGGATGCGCCTCTGCTATTCTTTGCATATTTTCTTTCCAACCACCATCCGTTTTATAACTTACGCCTTGTACTCCACTAACTATATTTATTCCTTTGATAACTTGGGTGATGTGTTTGTTCTTATCCAAATACTCTTCCATATCAGCAATCGACATCATTTCGTCAAACTCTTTACCAGTTTTCTTGTTTTTAAATGTGTAAATGGGCATTACTTAATTGGTTTTAAGGGGTCTTGTTCAAAGTATTTATTTAGTACGCTTATTTGGTCATCATACTTTGCAATTACTTCTAACTCTTTTTCTATTGCTTCTAATACATCAGGGTGTTCACCAATTCCTGCGGCGTTCTTTAAATAAATCTCAACATTCATTGAATGCTTTTTAATATGTCCATTTGCGTGATCTTTAATTGCTTGTATTACATTTTTTCTATTATATTCAGCCATTATCTGTCTCCTTTACTTCAGATTCTTCTAA